ATCAGCTAAAGATGGGGGACCTTCTTGGTTCGGGATGTGGGGGGACACCAACCCACCCACAATGGATACGTGGTGGTATTATCAAATGGAACATCTTGACCCCTCGGATGGAGTTTCATTTAATGATAATGGGTGGGACGTATTCAAACAGCCATCAGGTAGAAGTCAAAATGCAGAAAATATAGAGAACTTACCTGAAGGTTATTACGACACACAAGGTAGGTCGGATGAATATATTCGTGTTTACATTGATGGGGAGTATGGATTAAGTACAGCAGGGCAACCTGTGTATAAGTATTTTAGACCTGACTACCATATGGCAGACCAAACTTTACAACCAGTTGTAAACGGTGTAAGGCCAATTATTGTTGGTATGGATTTAGGATTGACACCCGCAGCCGTTATAGGACAACAAGACCCACGGGGTAGAGTTCTTATACTAGACGAAGCTGTAAGTTTTGATATGGGCATACAACGATTTATTAGAACAGTTTTAAAACCATTGTTAACTGAACGTTTTTCAGCAGCTCCTATATTAATTATATCTGACCCTGCAGGTATACAGAGGGCACAAACAGATGAGCGTTCTGCTGTAGACATAATAAAAGCTGAAGGTTTTAGAGTTATGCCAGCAAGAACAAATAATGTATCGGCTAGGCTTTCAGCGGTAGATGATTTTCTTATGCGTCAAGTAGATGGCGACTCCGCATTCTTAGTAGACCCTAGATGTACAAGATTAAAAGCTGCAATGATGGGGGGATATAGGTTTCATAAGAAGAACGGAACTATAGAAAAGAATAAACATTCGCATGTAGCAGAGGGTTTACAGTATCTAATGTTACATATAAACAATACATCAGATGGATTTGTTAATAAAAAAAGAGATATAAAACCTGTTGCGGCAGGCGGATGGACTTGATATGCTGAACATAGATATTCATATTTGCTACCATAATTATGATTTCCCCGTTCATAATTATACTTTCTCATCTATACCCTGCTTATATTTACTCCTAAGCAGGGTCCTCTTTCTATTGGACAATGATGTAATAAAGTATATACTCAAAATAAATCGGAGGTAAATTATGCCAGGATATAAAAATTATACTATTAAAAAATACAGAGGCGGTGGTCTTGTAGAAACTAAAAAATATGAAGACGGTAAAACTGTAGTCGTAGATGAAGAGAAAGAAAGATTAGAAGCTATGCAAAATTTTTTAGATGAAGATACTTCTAAAGAAGAGGTAACTGTAATAATAAAAGATTCTAAAAAGAACCCGAATAAATATATAGACATGATGGGCGTACCCATTAAAAAACCAGAGCCTAAATAAATTATGGTATTACAAGTAATAGGTAACGAAGAGCTCGTTAAAAAAGAGAAAGAGCAAATTGATAAAGCTTTAGAAGAAAGGCAGAATGAGCCTTTGATTTTAGGTTTAGCTGCACACCTTCGTGAATGTTGGGATGCAGCAAAACGTGCTAAAAAGCCTATCGAAAATATTATGCTTAAAGGACTTCGCCAAAGGAATGGTGAGTATGAGGCTGACAAGAAAGCCCAGATACAAGCACAAGGTGGCTCTGATATATACATGATGATTACGGAAGTTAAGTGTAGAGCTGCCGAAAGTTGGCTCCGTGATATATTATTAGAGACAGGCACTCCCCCATGGGATTTACAGTCTACACCAATACCTGAGTTAGAACCCGAGCATTCACAAGAATTACAAAATAGTTTTGCGTCTGAAGTTGTAAAAATAGTAGAGCTTGAAGGACAAGCACCAGACCCAGCAAAAATGGAAGAGCTTAGAGAAATGGTAGCTCAACAATATAGATTTAAATTATTACAGGCTGCCGATAATAGGGCTCGTAAAATGAAAATAAAAATACAAGACCAATTTGCACAAGGCGGTTGGGGTGAGTCATTTAACGATTTTATTACAGACTTAGTAACTTATCCATGTGCTTTTATTAAAGGACCTATTGTTCGTAGGCAAAGGAAGTTAAGTTACACTAAAGACGAAATGGGTAACACCACAGTAGAAGCTGATGAAATTATTGCACCAGAGTTTGAGCGTGTTGACCCGTTTAGAGTATACCCAGAACCTGGAATTACTAATATTAATGACGGATATATATTTGAACATCACCCACTTAGCCGTACAGAATTAGCAGATTTAATTGGTGTTCCAGGATATGATGACGATGCTATTAGAAAAGTATTAGAGTATGGTAATGGCAGTTCTTGGATATCAGAAGATGTAGAGTTAGCTAAAGATGAAGAAGAAAGAAAGTTTCATTCGTTTGACAGACCGACAGAAATATATGACGCATTAGAATTTTGGGGTAAGGTAAGCGGTAAAATGCTTGTAGAATGGGGTTTAACTGAAGATGAAGTACCTGATGAAGCTCGTGAGTATGATGCAAACGTGTGGATGGTAGGTAATTATGTTATCAAAGCAGTATTAAATTATGACCCATTAGGTGAAAAACCATATGCAAAAACCTCATTTATTAAATGCCCAGGTGCATTTTGGGGTAAAGGCATACCAGAAATTATAGAAGATTTACAAAATGTATGTAATGCAGCAGCCCGTGCGTTAGTTAATAACATGGGTATATCAAGTGGGCCACAGGTTGAAGTCAACCTTGAAAGGATTCCACCAAACGAAGACATTACACAAATGCACCCATGGAAAATATGGCAGGTTACTAATGACCCACTAGGTTCTAGTGCTCCTGCAGTTAGGTTTAACCAACCTAATGATAATGCAAATACACTAATGGGTGTGTATGAAAGATTTGCTAAATTAGCTGATGACCATTCGGGTATACCATCTTATTTACAAGGCGACATAAACGTAAAAGGAGCAGGACGTACAGCGTCTGGTCTTTCTATGTTGATGGGGTCTGCAGGAAAAGGTATACGTCAAGTGGTTATGCACATAGATAGTGATGTTATAAAACGTGTTGTACATAGACAATTTGTGTATAATATGCGATATGATGAAGATGAGTCTATTAAAGGCGATGTAGAGATTCTACCAAAAGGTGCAATCAACCTCGCAGTAAAAGAAACAGTTAATCTTCGTAGAATAGAATTTCTTAACGCAACCGCCAATGAAATCGATATGGGTATCGTTGGTAAAGAAGGCCGTGCCTCGATACTTCGAGAAGTGGCTAAGAGTTTGCAAATGCCTGTGGATGAAATCGTTCCTTCTAGGGAGAAAGGAAGTTACCAGACTAGGATGGCTAAAGAGTTTGCGGCTGAACAAGCACAGCAATCTTCTACACCTACCCAGCCAGATGGTTCCCCTAAAGGAGGAATGGAAGCAAACACAGTTAGTAACCGTAACACTGGAGGTAAGTCTTGATTAGACCAGACCCAGAAGTTATTAAGGCTTTAGCCGTATTGGCACGCCAACACCCCCCAGCACTGGAATGGCTGAAGGGATGGTTAGACCATGAGTTAAAGCAGCTACCCAATGTTACTCAAAACGTGTCACTTGCACAGGGGCGGTGTCAGGTTTTGAAAGAAATATACACTTTAGTAAAAGAGTCCCCTGATAACGCAGCAAAGTCATGACGACAGCTGTTAATTAACGCATACCGTTAGGAGCGAAACATTATGTCATTACCAAAGCAAGTTCAAAAACAATCTGAGGATGTACAAGCGTTGTATAAAGAACTTAACAAAGAAACAGCGGAAGCAACTGTTGGTTTAGATTCAGGAGAAAAAGTGCCTGAAGAAAAACAAGCTGAAACTACCACTGAAGTACCTGTTGAGGAAGATACAACTGCAACTTCCGACAGTGTAGAAAAACAAGCAACTGAGTCTGAGGCTGAAGAGCACAGCACAGCAGACACAAAAGAAGAAAAAGATACATGGGAACAAAAGTATAAAACATTACAAGGCATGTATAATAAAGAAGTTCCGAGCTTAAGTGCTCAGAATCGACAATTAAACGGCCGTGTTTCTCAATTAGAAACTTTGTTAGGAGACCTTAACAAACAAGAAGAACCAGTACAGCAGGCACCAGTCGAGAAGTTAATTACGGAAGACGATGTTAAAGAGTACGGTGATTCTATTGATGTTATGCGTAGAGCAGCAAAGGAAGAAGTAGCAGGAGAATTGGCTCGTGTTAGACGACTGGAAGCGGAAATAGCTAAGTTGAAAGGCGTAGTACCACAAGTACAACAAGTCCAACAACAACAAAAAACTAGTTCCGAAAAACAGTTTTGGGATGCTTTAAACCATGAAGTACCTAATTGGAACGAAATTAATAGTGACCAAGACTTTCAGTCATGGTTGCTTGAGATTGACCCCCTTACAGGTATTACTCGCCAAACTTATTTAGAAGACGCACAGCGTAAACTAGATGTTAGTAGGGTAGTAAATTTCTTTAAAGCTTTTGGAAAAGATATAGGTAAAGATGATAATGCTCGTGGAAAAGGTTCTACGCAATCTGCAGAATTACAAAAACAAGTTGCCCCAGGACGAGGACGTGCTGGACAACCTGTAAGTAATGATGCTAGAACTTATGCACCGAAAGACATTGAAAAATTTTTTAAAGATGTTAGAACGGGTAAGTATAAGGGAAGAGATGATGAGCGTAACCGAATGGAACGTGACATTTTCGCTGCACAGCGAGAAGGTCGCATAGTTAATTAATAGTAAAAGGAGGCTATTATGGCTTTTGCAACATCTCCAGGTCATCCAACGTATACAGGAAACTTTATACCTGAAATTTGGTCTGGAAAATTAATTGAGAATTTCTATGATGCTACTGTGTTATCAGCAATCTCAAACACTGACTACGAAGGTGAAATTCGTAACATGGGTGATACGGTTAATATCCGTACAACTCCAGAAATCACCATTAAAACATACGTTAAAGGTCAAACTTTAGCGGTTGAAAACCCAGATAAACCAAAACTACAATTATTAATCGACAAAGGTGAATACTTCGCTTGTGTTGAAGATGATGTAGATGAGGTACAATCAGACATTGCAATGATGGACCAATGGTCTAAAGACGCTTCAGAGCGTATGAAGATTAAAATTGACCAACGTGTATTAACTGATTTGTTAACTGGTGTATCTGCTAGTAACAAAGGAACAGCAGCTGGAGCTATCTCTGGTAACATTGACCTTGGTGAAGCAGGTTCTCCAGAAGCACTTACTACTACAAATGTAATTGGTAAGATTGTTGATATGGGTACAGTTCTTGACGAAGCTAACTGTCCTGAACAGGGTCGTTTTTTATGTATCCCTGCTAAGATGGCTGGTTTAATCAAGCAATCAGACTTAAAAGATGCATCTATTACTGGTGACGGAAATTCACCATTAAGAAATGGTCGTTTAGGTATGATAGATAGATTTACAGTATATGTAAGTCATAACCTTTATAAGAACGGAAGTGAGTTTAGCGTTATCGCTGGTCACCAAATGGGGTTTACATTTGCGTCACAAATGACAAATATGGAAACAATTCGTTCAGAAACAACTTTCGGGAACATCATTAGAGGCCTACAAGTTTACGGTTATAAAGTCGTTAAACCTGAAGCTCTTGCTACAATGATTGTAACTGTATAACCATAGGAGACAATTAGATGGCAACATATACAGAAGCTACTGGCTTTAATAAAGGTTCTGCAGCACATCCTGCACAGGGCATTAATAAAGTTAGTCTTATCGAAGTAGACTTAAACTTTGCTACTATATCTGCCGACAGAGCAGCAGCTGGTCAAACAGCTATTGGTGGCGGTGATATACTAGAAGTAATGTCTATTCCAGCTAAAACTATGGTTCTTGCTGTAGGTTTAGATGTAACAACAGCTGAAGGTGCTACTTGCACAATCGATGTTGGTGATGGAGGAGACCCTGATGGGTTTCTTGATGGCGTAAATGCTAACACAGCAGCATCTTATGCAACATCATTAGTACTAGCTGAAGCTGCACCAAACACTGTGGCTGGCTATAGTAATGGTAAATACTATGCAGCAGCTGACACTATTGACGTAAAGACTGTAAATGCAGCAGATACTGCAGTTATGAGACTTTGGGCTATAGTAGTTGATTGTTCATAATGTAAACATACGGTCGGGGGGTAACTTTAACCCCCCGATTATTTAAATGGAGGTTAATATGGCGGGAAGATGGTTAAGAAACATAAAAGATGGTGAGATATATGGGTGGAATGAAATACTTGCAGACAGTCCATTAACTGAAGAAGTGACTGAAGAACAGGCTTTTCCAGAAAAATTTTTACCTAAGAAGGAAAAAGGTAGAAAAACTAAAGTTAAATTAAAAACAGAAGTAATTCCCGAAGATGAAAAAGCTGTTAACATAGAGTTAGCAGAAGAAGCAACTAAAGGTATAGATAAGAAAAAATGATTTTAAATGATGTCATTACTGAAGTTAGAAGAATATTACAGGATGAAAACTCACCTCAAAGGTATTCTGACACAGTGCTTTTAGGGTTTGCAAACCAAGCTTTAAAACGTGTTGCAGTAATTAGACCTGATTTATTTGCTTATATGGGTACAGTTGCATGTACACAAAATGAAGTATTGCAATCAACTCCAAGCGATTCTATAAGATTAATTGAAGTATTTTCTGTTCAAGGAGGTAATGGGGTAACGGAAGTTAATAGAGAAGTATTAGACCAGTCATACCCTCAATGGGTTTCTGATACTGCAGGTGCTTGTAAAAATTTTATGAGGCATGCTAGAAACCCAAATAAATTTTTTATATACCCTAAAGCTCCAGCTAATCAAACATTAGTTGTAGAGTATTCGCAATCTCCCCAAGTTTATGACGGCACAACGACAGTAGCTTTACTACCAGACGCTTTTTTACCAGCTGTTGTGGATGCTACAGTATTTTTAGCTGAGTCTATTGATAACGAACATGTTAATTCAGGTAGAGCAGAATTGTTTTTAAGGTCATTTACACGAGCATTAGGTGTTTCAGCT